CAACCATGATGGGAAGATAATCATATCACCCTCTTGTACCCAAGGGGTAATGACATTCGCCTTGCTATTAATCATACCATTAGAAGCAAGTAATGTCTCTAATGGATGATGAAAGTTTGTTGCCTTATGCTCATTCGGATCGAAGTGAACATAGTATACACCAGACCATTGACCTGGTGAGTGGATGTGTTTCTCTTGCCAGTGCTTAGTCTCATAGACATTCATCCATAGATCTGTCAAAATCATATTACCATAACATTGTGCTTCTGTCTGGAACTCATCTAAGGTGGGTGTGAATGCGTCTAAACATTCTCCAATAGGAAACGCACTTGATCCATAGGATGTGAACAAATCACAGTTCCACTGGTCAGGTACATCAGTTTTAAATTTATTATCTTTATAATATTCTTCTACTCTTGCTTTGATAGCATCGTTATCATCTATGTGATATCTGTAGAGGAGAGTGGGGAATGCTTCTACTTTCATGAT